TCAAGTGTCATCCTTCCGTATCGCATCTCAATAGCCTTCAGCTTGAGTCTGGATAGGAGTTTGTCTTGTCTTTGGCTGGCTGTCAAGGGTTTTTCTTGCAAAATATCAGTCCTCTTCCTCGACTGTATCCCAATCTGCACCCAAACGTACCACTTCGGTGGGCCCGTTTAGATTGACGACAACCAATGGAGTGGAGCCCTTTTCGTCGTCATACCATGCAGCCGGAAGCGATTCTATAAGCGTTTTCATCATTTCCCCTTCCCTGCGGCTATCACTGGGTCGTCTTTGATGTGGGGCTCTAGATAACACATACACTGCGGATGAGGTGGGTAATCCGGAACCGTATCGGCTGTGTAGAATTGATCTGCATTCTCGGGACATTCGCCGCTTGAACATACCCCGAGACTCCCACGTCTCCAGATAAAGCCATCCAGGAATTCCTTACTCTGGACATATGCAATCATGGCTTGTCCGTGTGCCCTCGTCGTTTCGGTCCTCGTCAGTCGCATGGCGTTCTTGTACGCCGACTTGTAGACACCCCGACCTGGATGATAGTTCTTGAGGGCCTTGCCGCGAAGCGTCTTGGGCTGGACGAGGAACTCACGGATATCCCGGCTCATACTCGACGCCGATTGGCCCCGCACGATTCCCTGCTGAACGATGTTCAGCATCTGCTTTTGGGTGGTGTATCCTATATCCCATACCCGTTCTGAAAAAGCGACGCCGCCAGGCCTCCATGCCTTGACGGCGTCCACCACGCGACCGTTCACCTTTCGCCATGTCGATTGCAGGAATGTCTGTTTTGCCGCATTGAATCTCCGAACCTGTCCATCGGCACCGATGAAACTACTGCCGATCTGGATAGCACGCCGGGCAATACCGGCAGCGTCAAGCGTGAGAATGGCGTTCTTCAGTGCCGAGTCAGCTGACAGGGAAAGGCCCTGCGTGATAGTCCTATTCAAATCCTTGTAGACGCCGGGAGGAACAACGCCATAAACTTCACCCTGTTTGATCTTCGGCAGTCCGATTCCTAGAATGACCTCATCGCGGATCTTCTTTGACGATCCGATGGGTATCTTGCCAGCCTTCTCGGCATCTTGAACGACGCGGGTAATGAGGTTGGCGAAGTCCTCAAACACCTTCGTGACTCGCCGCTCCTGGAGCAAAACCAAGTCAAGCAATTGTTTCCTTGCTTTGGCGTTTGTCTTACGGATTATCTCAGCCCGACTTGCCATATCAGGCGATGCGTTCCAGGCAATTGTCTGCGAACTTGTGGCCGACGACGATCACCTTATCGCGTTGTACCATGACAGCCTCGCGTTCCCCCTTCGCATCGTCACGGTAGAAATACTCACGCAAGACGAGATTCGGCTTGTCGTCCGGGCCGAAGTTCTTATTCTCGCATCCGAGATACTGTGCCCCTTCGTCTTTGAGTTCCTGCGCGAGACGAGTCAGCTTGTGATTCTTTCGCGGCTTCGCTATTGCGACGGGAGGCGGCGTATCTTCTCTGCCGAGAAGCTCATTGATGCGTTTCATTTGCTCGGTATCGGCTCCGGGAACGGGCTTGCTGTCCTTGTCCAGATTCGCCACTACCAGCCGGGTTAATTCCAATTGCTCTTTCTTGGTCAGTGCCATCGTGTTTTACTCCTTCAGTAATGCTTTATTTTTGAGTTTGGCGATAAGCCGTATTGCAGTTTCTACGTCATGCTCTTGCAATGACAGATCGATCTTTCCGCATAGGTCAATGGCCGTATATAACGGCGTGACGTCTATCGGTTCACATTCAGGATACTCGTGCATGACTCGATTGACATGGGCGATACAGAGACGGCACGAGGCCCTCGTCTCATCTATAATGGCCCGCACGAGGCCAATCTGACGCTCTATTTCGCGTCCGTCCATGCTATTTGTTTTCCGCAGGTTCCGGTTCGGGCTCTTGTTTGGGTTCTGGCTCGGGCCCATTGTCTCCCATCGCCCGCTGTTTGTCCCCCTCGTCGCCCTTCTCGATTTCCGCCTTCTCCTTGTCGTAATCGTACCCCAGAGAAGTACTGGCGGTCTGATCGGATACCCATTCCTGCCCACGCTGCAGCACAAGCGACTCCGTCTCGGCCTTGACGTCACGGTGGATCAAGGGCGGGAATTCCACTTGGCATTCGAGGCTCGTTGGGCCTGTGACTTCCTTTCCGGTTTCCTCGTCTGTCTGTTTGCCATTCGCTGGGATTTGATTCGTTACGATTCCATACGCAATCACTCTGGCATAGACGACGCCGAACATATAGCGGACGATGTCTTGATACTTCTGGAACATCTTCACCATCGGCGACTCCGACACCATTGTCGATGAATAGTTTGCATTGCTCGCATCGCCCCGAACGACATACTCTGGGAGTGACGTTCCGACGCACGTCAGAAGCTGGATGTTCCGGCCATCCTCGGCGGCGTCACTGGCGTTGATGTTCAGAGACTTGATGTCGTAGTCGATGCCCTTGCTCAAAAGGAATAGAGCATCTCTCGGCATCTTCTTGCTCGTGCCTTCACCAGACAGCGTCTTGCCTTCGGTGTCAGTGAACTTCGCTTTGATATCGCTCATCGAAGATCCAGAGACGCCCTTGATATTACCGATGACAGCGAACAGGTTCCGCAATCTATTGAGTTGCCATCGCTGTTCAATCCAGCCCTCGTGCATGGTGATATACTTGGCGACGCCCATGAGCCACGACCGGCCCCGCTTGATGTCAGTATCGACAAGGCACTTGAAATGATCCACTTCCTCCGCAAGAATTCTTTCCCATCTCACTGTCGGCGTCATAGACATGGCATCTGCATATCCGTACTGCCGATAATAGGCCACGATGGTTTCAACGTCTTCTGGGTCCGTCTCGATACCGAAGCTGTGATGTCCCCATCCATTCACATTAGCCGGATCGACAACCTCGTTTGGCGACATGAACCGAGTCAGCAAGTAGCTGCCGGCGCCCTGAATCCCGCCAATTGCCGTAGGCTTGAACCACCTAAGGAAAACATCGCCGTCACGGATATATCGGCGGAACATTTCCTTCGACCGCATATCCCAGTTGGCAGCTTTGGCCCACGCATCCCAATAGGCTTGGACCTTGGGCTCGTTGTCGGCCGCAACGACGTGCGTTGTGTCGCCAATGACGAACGTCTCCATCGTATCAAGCAAACCCCTGGCCCCAGGGTGATAGCTCAATTCGAGGCACGTCTCATACATATCGGCCAGTTCGTTCGGGCCGTAGTTGAGTGGTTCACGGGTCGTCCCGGATTGGCTCCATGAGCCCTCGTCGCGGTCCCTGGCGAACGTTGGAATGCCCTCTGATAGAACCTCCATCGCCTTGCGGTTGACGATTTCCTCGGCGATCAGGCGTCTGGTTCGCTCCCTGCGAAGGGTGATGGATGGGAAAAGTCGCTCTAACATGACACGTCTCCTATATCGGGTCAGTGTCAATCTAAGCGGCTTGTGGGGGAGTTGTCAAGATTTATTGGGCAAACAACGCCAATTGATCTTGGTGGGAATGGGCACCCCTGTCGCAGTTTTTCAGGCATGCGGCATAGTATTCGCCTTTGATCTCGCATCCATAGAATCGTCGTCCAAGCCTCAGAGACTCATATCCCTCAGATCCTATCCCGGCGAAAGGGCTGAATACGATCTCTTCTGGATTGCTATAAAGTCTCACGATTCGGCTTATAACGCCAATCTGCAATGGGCAGATGTGCTTTGTGTCATCGACGCCACGGCCCTCGGCAACGTTCAGGGTGTCCGTCTCCCTGATGTCCATCCAGCAACACTCGGCCCATTGAATCCAATCGTTGCGGGATACTTCGCCTTTGCTCTCTATGGCAACTTCGTTTTCGCCAGCCTTGCGGAACTTGATGAGATAGTCTGCGAGACTTCCCCGACTCTTGGCACGATCGGATTCCAGCCCTACAAACTGAAGCTCTCTTGACCGAGTGCGAATAGCTTGGGCTTGCGGATTCTTCCTCACAGACCAATCGTATTCATAGACAAGTCCGGCCTTCTCCCCGAGCCTGATATTCAGGCCACGGAAGTCGTGCAAACCAGCCTCGCCAGATCGTTTCATTCTCGGGATCTGCATCACATGGACAATCGCAACTCTACCCGGCTTGAGTATCCGTTCGAGTCCACGATAGAAGAACCCGAGATGAATCTTCGCCTCGCCCTTCATATCCTCGCTGTTGCCAATGTCCTCAGCCATCGATGTGTATGCGTACAGAGACGGGAACGGTGGAGAAAATACAGCCATGTCAACGCTTGACTCGTCCATCTCAACCATCATGTGCGGGATGCAATCTGTCTGCACGACTTTGTATTTCTCATTTCCAAGCATGTTGTCTAAATATCCTTTCTTGAGCTTCAGTGTCTTGTTGCACCTGTTTCGACTTGCGTATAACGGTCTGCACCATTGGCCACTCTGCATCGGTGACAGGAATATGAACGTTCAATGGCTTTGTAGATCCAACTCGATTGGATCTCTTGACCGCTTGATAATAGCTTTCATAACTATCCTGGAGTCCACTGAATATCTGCCTTGTAGCAACCTGTAGATTCAATCCGTATCCTAGAATCTTCGGCTTTGTTATCAACACCTTTGTGCGTCCAGACTTGAAGTCAGCTAACAACTCAAGCCTCTTTGTGTGAGGCGTAGACCCTGCGATATTTGCTGCATCTGGAAATGCCCGTGCCATCGTTTCTTGCTCGGCATTATACAGACACCATATGATTGTAGACTCATCCGGCCAACTGTCAATGAGTGATCTAATATACGCTGTCTTGTTTTCTGGGATAGAATGCTTTCCTACTCTGCCTTTACTAATCTGGCTCAGTTTGCTACGTGTTCCGATTCCACCAACCTCGGTAACAAACAATTGGTTAGTGACCTTGCCTATAGCTATGTATTGCTCTTGTGTCAAAGGAACATGCTCGATATGAACGTGGATAGGAGGTATGTCGTCGCTATGGTCTTTCCATCCGTACACCGCAGGATTTGCCAGGAAGATAGACCAGTCAGACAACGCCCGATAAAATGGCTCGACTGCATGAGCCTTCATTTCCCATCGCCCAGAAGTCTGACCGCGATTGACAAAGAACCGAGCCAAGAACGAATTCACATTTGGAAACGCATCCATAAATACGGCATGATTGGCATATTCAATCCTGTCATTTGGGGCGGGCGTTCCGGTCCCGCATATCTTCCATTCTAATCCTCGCCCCAATTGCAAGATACGAGTTCCCCATTTGCCGTAGTGACTTTTCAGCATGGACGACTCGTCTATAATCATTGCATCCAGTCGCCCTGCCGTAAGTTCTTGCGTGAGTGCCTCATAGTTGGTTAT